GTCGTAAATACTGAACTGTATCATAAAGACTTTCCAATACTCCAATCCATGAACCATTGATAAAAACTTTTGTCTGCGTTGATAGATATTCTGTGTAACACTCTTCAATGAACTTCATGTGCATTTTGTTTCGTAGCCACGAGATTATCTGTTTCGACGAGTATCCATTTGTGATTGAACACATAATGGCCATATGCTTATGTAATCCAACATTTCCACCATCTGGTGTGTCGATCGGGTCAATATACCCCCATTGTGAATTATGAAGCAATCGAGGACCAATTACTTTTGCACTTGCATCGAACGGTAAATTAAGTTTTCGAAGGTGCGATAAATAAGAATTGTAAGACAAACGATTCAAATCTTGAACAACACCAAGTATTTTTGTATGGGACGATGCTCCCCAATTTCCTTTAAATGCTTTTCTGAACCCGGTTTCGACAATTCTCTCTTTGAAGTATTCTTGAGAGTTTTCAATGAAAATAGCCTTCATCTCATCCATTTTAATATCACCCAACTCAATACGATTATTGTAGTGATAATATAATTCCTTTTCCACTTTTAAAAATATGTTGCGTTGTTGTAAAGTGTAATATTCTTTGAATAAATCATAAAGAAGTGTACCCGCTAATTCAACACGTTTATACTTGAAGCTATCCCTATCTGTTGGTGGCGTTATATTTGAAACAACTTCCAGAAGAGACAAACACATATATCCAAGAAAGTGAGCTTTTTGTATAAAATTTAATTCTCCTATCTGAGGAAAGAGATAGTTCATTAAAATTTCGTAGGCATGTGCCATGGTCTTTCCTTTTGTGAACGTAGCGATGTATTTAAGTGCACTGTCCTGTGTGAATAATACATTTGCATCATGAATGCTTGGAATAAGTAGGTCAATAAGATTTTTATGTTTTTCCAAGTCCAGAAGAATTGTTTCCACTATTTTTTTGTCAGAGATAATTCCAAGTGCTCGCATTAAAATAAACAATGGCACTGGTTTACGAACATTTGGTATATCAACGACAATGTTTTTGAATTCAACACATGAAAACTTGAATGCTTCTATCGCTATATTCTTAGGTCTTGTGTAATGCATTTTTAAGGTGCGAACCGGTTTTGACGCGTCCTCTGATACCATACGTATAATCGCACTATGTGAATAGAGGGATGTCTTGTCATTCTCTTTTATATACACCATATTGTCAGCGAATTTTTCTTGGGGAACAATGAGTTTTTCTTTTCCGTCGATAATGAAATATCCGCCATAGTCATTTTTACATTCGCCCATTTGAAATCTGAGTTCACGATGTAATTCATTCAAAATACACAACTTCGATTGTAACATAATTGGAAATCTTCCCAATAGGATTTTCTCTAGGCGAACGACTTCTACTTCCTTTTCTAGCTTATCTATGTTTCCACGTATAATTACGATTTCAATATCTACATCGTAGTGGACGGTAAATCCATACGTCATATTTCGCAATCTTGCTTCATTGGGATACATATAATGCATATGATTATCATCGTAGATGACTGGTTTACCATAATGAATAGAATCGCCTTGTTTGCCACCTAAATAGAGGTTGCATTGAAATTTATAGTCATTTAAAGTTTCATCGTGATTTTTACGGATCTGGATTGGATTTTTCTCTTTGAATATTTGTTGAATGCCGTTAGCAAACAAATCATTATACGAATCCAAATGATGCTGAACAAATGAGGTAGGATTGTCTAAAAAATATTGCTGTATAATTTTCCATGATATGTCTTCAACTTTGTTCGTAAGTGTTTCCATATATACTTATATATATAGTAGTATAAGTATTTATATATCTAAATGTATAAAACTTTGCTTGACACAATCAACATTAAAAGTACCATAAGAAATGGGAATAATACCAAAGTCCATGACACGCGATTATATCCGGCTTTACAAATGATATGTAATAACCAAGTCCAGAATAACACATATGATGTTTTCATAACAAAAAGAATAATTTTACTAGAGGTGTCACATGAGTAAGGTCCTATACAATATTTATCAGATGACACATTTTGGTATGCAATGAATGACAGAGATATGACAGACATGATGAAGTAAATGTAGGAAGGAGTGCACAAGTCGGATAACTTTTTGGGCATCGGAATCGCCATAACATATGATGAGAATAAAAAATGATTCTTGAATGAGTGTTGCGGTGTGCCTGTAGTTTGTAATTTAAAGTTGTTGCATAAAATGTCCCTTTGTAGGGTCAGGGTTCGCGGAACGCTCATTACCAAAAAAACGGTCAGTAGTATCTACGACTTGATATCCTAAAGTGTCAGATAACTTACACGTTTCAGGTGCGATAGAACATAAAAAACCGCCTTTCATCCTTTTTTTCATTTTAAAAGTGTTCTTTCTCTTTTTATATACACGAGTCATTTTCTTCTTGCCGTTTGATATAGTAAAACGTTTATATGACCTCTTTCCATGTCTACGTGTTTTCGCTTTCCCTGATTTGCCTTTTCTTTGTGTTTTCTTAGAACGAAACGGCATTTTATATAAGTACATATTTTATTCTATATCCACATGTGTCAACATATGTCTACGGCAACATAATTTCCGCATATTCAGTGAATCTAATACTTTACCTTCTATCGTCTTTTCCGCATAAGCTTTCGTTAAATACACAACTTTATTGACATCAATATTGTTTGCTACTTTTCCTGCTTGTACCTCATCGACAAAATATCGATATTTGTTCGCAAGAACATTACCACAAGTAAAACATTTGACGGGAATCAACATTATCTTTATTATATCATTATACTTTTAAACATTATTTCAATTTTTATTTAAATTATATTCTATATATCATCGTTCAAAAAATTATGGACAAGGTTATCTTTATTTTTATTACTAACATTCCCACACATGACAGCATTTGTATAAAGTTCGCGAACAACATCATTAGGACAAGCACTACCTGCTTTTATGAGTCCATGTTTACGTAAATATACTTTCATGTCGTGTAGTGGTCGCCTCTTTATATTGGATTTTTCTTCTAAAATCTGATTTCTATTCCGCGTTCCTTTGATTAAAATACCGATTTTACGCGTGTTTGCGAATTTGCCTAATTTGTATTTCTTTTTAATTGTTTTCTTGGTGAAGCGCTTAAGGGTTTCAGCTGGTTTTGTAGATACATTATCTGAAATGTTATCGTCTTTTCTTGGAACCAGCGACGTCTGTTGAGTTGTTATCATTGTCAAGGGCAGTGGATTTGATGAGATGTGTTCTCTTTCTTCTTGTGAACTCGTGTTGGGTTGTAAAGGTAATCGATGCGAAGATGAGCTATTTTCCAGTTTGAAATGGTCTCGCAACTGTTGTAATTTCATTTCACGATCACTCATATTTATTGCGATATCACGTTGTGGTGCGTCTGAACTGCGAATGTTCACAGTTGGTTGATGAACGGGCTTTGGTTGTGAATGTTTCCGGGTTTGATGTTGCCATGAACGATATGTCGGTTTTTTCCCATTTTTTATACAACCATATGGGGGTGCTTGAGGCATTGAGAATACAGTTGGTAAATTGATATTTACATTTACATCGCTTGATTTATTCATGACATTATTTGCATTTCCTAAATTATCCATATTGGTGTGTTTCAAGTTGGCATTGATGTTGGGAACAGATGAGGTATTATTGTAAATATTCGTATTCTCTTTACGTTTATTTGAGAGGCTTGTTAAATAATCCAATGAATCTTGAAATGAATTTTGGAAATCATCAAGTTCTGTTTGTTCATTTTGAGTTACTTGGTGTGTACCTTGGTTTGACTGTAAAGATTTCTTTTGGTGTTCTCTGATTTTTTCAATCAGCTTTTTCTTCATAATATTTGGTGATATCATTGGCATAGTTTTTCTTTTCTTCTCCTTTTTCGCTTTCCGGGTACTTGAATTTGGTTTTATGTTGAATAATGTTGGATTGATTGATATTGTCTTTTGAGACATGAAACACTGCTTATAGCAGATATATTATTTCAAATAAACAAACTTATTAATTGTCATAAAATAAATATAAAAATTGAAATTGAAATTCATATATATGGATTCTATAACTAAAATGAATACAACAATGAATCGTTCCGATGCAGTTAATTCAATTCATGAGAGTATAGATACATATATTGAAACACCATGGACAATTATAGAATCATATTTCACTGGACAGCACTTAGAACAACTCGTTCGACATCAGCTAGAATCATATAACATGTTTGTGAATTTCCAAATACAAAAAACTATTGAAATGTTTAATCCTGTTCATATACGTTCAGAACAAGATTATGACCAAGAATGCGACAAGTATACATTAGAACTATTTATTACCTTTCAAAATTTCCAAATATATCGCCCACAGATTCATGAAAATAACGGAGCCACTAAGCTTATGTTTCCACATGAGGCCAGACGACGTAATTTCACATATAGTTCTCCCATGACAATTGATTTGAACATCAAATACATTATTCGCAATGGGGAAAAACTTGAGAATGTATCCACCTTCTATAAATCTATTCAGCAAATCCATATTGGAAAGCTTCCTATCATGTTGAAATCATCTATCTGTGTTTTATCACAATATAAACATCTCGACCCTTCTACAACGGGCGAATGTAAATATGATGCAGGTGGCTATTTCATCATCAATGGTTCTGAAAAAACTGTTCTTGGACAAGAAAGAGCAGCTGAAAATAGAATTTACGTCTACAATATTTCCAAGAACAATACAAAGTTTACCCTAATGGCTGAAATTAAATCAATACCGGACAATAAATGCATCAGTCCTAAACAGATCAGTATCATGATGTCGTCAAAAAGTAATGGGTTTGGTTTTGGATTATTTATTCAAATTCCCCGCATGAAAAATGTTATTCCCATTGTTATCCTGTTCCGAGCTCTCGGGATTCTTTCTGATAAAGAAATATGTTCCTACATACTCTTAGATATTGAATCACAAAATGATATATTAGAGTGTTTTCATGCTTCAATAGTAGATGCAAATGAGGTGATGGACCAAGAATCTGCTATTGAATACTTGGTTCAAAATGTCATGTATACCCCTATTAATATGGATAAAGAAGCGGGTGCTATAAAAAAACGTGAATTCACAAATGATGTGTTAACAAATGATCTTTTCCCACATTGCCACAATGAAAGGCAAAAAAAGTATTTCTTAGGATATATGGTGAACAGATTGATTCGCGTACATCTCAACATGGATAAATCAGATGATAGAGATTCATATGTGAATAAACGAATAGACCTCACAGGCACATTGTTAAATAACTTATTTCGCAATTACTTCAATAAATTAGGTAAAGATATGCAAAAACAAATTATCAGAGAAATAAATACTGGTTCATGGAGGTCGACTAACGATTACGCGTCCATCGTAAACAAAACGAATATTTACAAAATCATAAAATCAACTACAATCGAAAATGGACTGAAACGAGCATTGAGCACGGGAGATTTTGGTATTAAGCATTCGACCAATAGCACCAAGGTGGGTGTAGCGCAAGTATTGAATAGGCTTACCTATGCATCCAGTTTGAGTCATTCACGTAGGATAAGCACGCCTATTGATAAAAGTGGCAAACTGATACCTCCACGTATGCTTCATAACAGTAGTTGGGGGTATATGTGTCCTGCAGAAACTCCAGAAGGTCAATCTGTAGGAGTTGTCAAAAATCTTAGCTATATGACTCATGTTACAATATATTCGGATAGTGAACCAATTCATGAGTATGTCCGTGACAAAGTCATTATGTTAGATGATGATAAGAAGAAGTTTGCTCATAATGTGAAGGTTTTTGTAAATGGTGCATGGATTGGAGTATCTCTAAATCCTATAGAATTGTATCGCGATTTGAAAGAAAAAAAATACAAGGGTATCATAAATATTTACACCTCTATTATATTTGATTGTAAATCTATGGAAATAAGAATTTGTAATGATGCAGGACGACTTACTCGTCCATTGTTGCGAGTTGAAAATAACAATCTGAATCTGTCCAACGATGTGATACAGCGTGTACATAATAAAGAGTTGCGATGGGAAAATTTATGCACAGATATATACATTCCTCATTCAGTTATTGAATACATAGATCCTGATGAACAGAACATGTCAATGATTGCGATGAATCCCAAAAAGCTTGAAGACGATCAGACACATCGCTATACTCATTGTGAAATTCACCCAAGCACTATCTTCGGTGTATTGGCATCGTGTATTCCTTTTCCAGAACACAACCAATCACCCCGAAATACATACCAATGTGCAATGAGTAAACAATCAATGGGTGTTTATGTGACAAATTTCGATACCAGACTTGATAAAACCGCATACGTATTGAATTATCCAATGAGACCGCTTGTGGATACACGTCTAATGAACCTGGTAGAGGTGAACAAAATCCCTTCTGGTAGTAATGTAATTGTAGCAATCATGACACATACTGGATACAATCAAGAAGATAGTTTATTGTTCAACAAAGGGTCAATCGATAGAGGACTATTCCAAGCCACTGTATATCATACTGAAAAAGACGAAGACAAAAAGATCAATGGCGATGAAGAAATTCGCTGTAAACCGGATCCATCCAAAACGAAGTCAATGAAATTTGGAAATTACAATAAATTAAACAGTAAAGGACTCGTCCCTGAAAATACATTATTAGAAAACCGTGATATAATTATCGCAAAAGTAATACCTATCAAAGAGAACCGCAACGACCATACGAAAATAATTAAATATGAAGATTGTAGTAAAAGTTTCAGAACATTTGAAGATACTTATGTCGACAAGAATTATGTAGATAGAAACGGCGATGGTTATAACTTTGCCAAAGTACGTACTCGAAATGTGCGAAAGCCAGTCATAGGAGATAAATTCTCCAGTCGTCATGGACAAAAGGGCACTATTGGAAATATTATTCCCGAGGAAGATATACCATTTACAAAAGATGGATTGAAGCCTGACATTATCATCAACCCTCATGCTATTCCATCTCGTATGACAATTGGACAATTGAAAGAAACCCAACTTGGAAAGGTTCTTGTTGAATTAGGGCTTTTTGGAGATGGGACAAGTTTCGGGACTTTAGGTATTGAGAACATTTCACAAGAATTAGGCAAATGTGGATACGAAAGTAATGGAAATGAAATTCTATATAATGGCACTACTGGTGAACAGTTAGAGACATCTATCTTTATTGGGCCGGTGTTTTATCAGCGTTTGAAGCATATGGTAAATGATAAACAACATAGTCGTTCTATTGGACCTATGGTGAATTTGACACGACAACCTGCAGAGGGAAGGAGTCGCGATGGTGGACTCCGTTTTGGTGAAATGGAAAGAGACTGTTGTATATCGCACGGAGCAGCCAGATTCACAAAGGGGAGAATTTATGATTGTTCTGATAAATTTCAAGTTCATGTTTGTAAAAAATGTGGATTGGTAGCTTCTTACAATGATAAACTACACATTCACTTTTGTAGAACATGTAATAACCGAATTGATTTTGCATATGTCCAACTTCCTTATGCATGTAAACTACTATTTCAAGAATTAATCACTATGAATGTAGCACCAAGAATTATGGTTGAATAAATACAGCAACAAACAAATTAATACTTTAGGCAAAATTCTTTTTTGTTGCGGTATAATATACTATGAATCCTCTTGTTTTTAATATGAATGGAGATAATTTCCGCTCTCGCAATCGCAGTTATTTGAGAAGAGTATGGAGCAATGGTGCTACGAACAAAAAATATCCTATAACCCCTTTTCGTGCGGTCATGAATGCAGGCGATTTACTTAGCAGACAAAATTACACATGCGGAGGAAGTAACCAGTTGTCCAATGCATCAAAACGTCAAGG